AACGCATCAAGAGAATCTTCATTACTCTCGAAGTTAATAGATGGAGTATCCTTTGTTCTTTGCTCAATCAACTTAGATTGTTGCGTAGCTTGTAACTTTGTTCTCTCATCTTTTCTATCTTCTCTTAATGTTTCTTTGCTTTTCATACCTTCAACTTCAATACCCTTTAACTGCATTTGGTATTGGAACTCTCTCTCCATTAACATTATTTTTAATTCTGCTTCCATCTTCATTTTTTCAATTTCAGCTTGAACTCTTGTTTGTTCTACCATTGCTTTAGATTGCCCCTCTAATTGAACTAATTGAGCTTTACTTTCAGAAGCTGCTTGAGAAGATTGAATATTTGATTGAGTTTGAGCCTGCATTTTTTGCATTTCAGCCTCTTGTCTTTCCTTCATTTTTTTGTCTTTTCTTACAGTCAAGTATTTAGACGCAAGTCTCATATTCTTAATTCCTAAAATAGCATACTTATCTTCAACACCAAGATTACCTTGTTGTATCTCTAATGAAATATCTGCTTCAAGTTTAGCTCTCTCTTCATCATCAGGAACTAACTCTAAGTTAATTGAAAAGTCGTGTAAGTATGATTTATCTATACTCTTTAATACATCTACATTGTTTGCAGATATCTTATTAATTAAGTCATTCTTTAACTCCGAGAATTGAAGTATATCAGAAACTCTAATTGCAATACATTTAGCTAACTCTCTAGTAATAAACATACTACCTTCAAGAATGTGTCTTGTAGCTACATTTGAAGAATACGCCGCCATTTTCTGAATACCAACCAAACTATTTTTGTCAGGGTTACTGGCGTCAATTGCTTGGTTAATTCCTGTTACAGATGCAATCATATCCATAGATATTTGAATTGAGTTCCATAACGAATTAATCTTGTCTTGACCAGAAGAATGTCTAATCTCCTGAATTGGCACTTTAGCGCTATTAAACTCACCACCTACGTTTTGACTTCTACCAATAACAGAACCTGTTTGGAAGTACATATTTAATGCATCCTCTACAGTATATTTGTTCCCATTACCTAACTTGATACCAACCAATCCATCAATATCAATGTATTGACCATCTGGAACAACTCTTTGTTTAATTTGTTGTAGTTTTAACCAAGACATTTGAATATCATCTGCAAAAGGAATCATTCTATTTACAGTTGAATCAATATATCCTCTATACATTTTAGGAGCAACACCAATATAGTTAGGAAGAACTTTATTAAGGTTTGAATTTTCCTTAACCATATTCTTAACTACATTCCATTGTAATATAATGCTTGTACCTAAAACTAATACTCCTTCGAACCAAACCTCTTCAACTTTAGTTAATTTCTCAAAGTCAGCATCACCTGTTCCTTTGTATACGAAGTCATTGCCCTTAGCGATAACCTTTAAACCTCCCTTTGAATTCTTTTTCTTTTTCCAAACTTTTTCTCTTGAGGTTTTGTAATTAAAATAAAGTAAACCAATCTTGCCATCTAATACATCTGTATTTTGACTATCATAGTTCAACTCATAATAATTATTCCAAGAAGAAGAAATACTCTCTAATCTTTCTTTTTGCTCAGGTGATAAATTTGGGTATTCTTTATAAACCTCTGAAAGGTTTGTATTCTTATATTCTCCAAAGTAAAAACAATCTTGAAAATAAGGGTCTTCTGTATAAGACCATATTAAGTTTGCAGGATTTACATACTCTAATTTAACACCATCTGAAGGAGTGAATCTGTGTTTTGCAAAACCAACTCCAACTTCAATTAAATCTCTCTCTACCTTTCTTCTTAAAGTTTTATCGTAATCATTAAGTTTAAAAATTGATTCGATAGCAACTTCTTCAGCCATTTCAATTGGTGGCTTATATTCTAACTCCATTTGAATATCTAACTCTTCTTTTGAGCCAGGTATTTTATCTATTGGAACAGACGTAACATCTATACCTAATTTATTTTTAATATCAACAGCCATATCCTTACCAACCATATCTCTTTCTAAGGCTCTTTTCTTGTCAGCTCTTTCTTTGATTGATGTTGGATCTACAGCCATTGCTTTAATTTGAAACTCTCTTTGAGCCATACCGTTAGACAAAATATCAACATACTTTGGTATCACAGGAACAACTTTCCAATCTAAATTTAAGTAAGACATATCACCATTTACAGCAAATTTCTCTTTGTACTTAGATAGGTTTTGAATACCATTAGCATACATTCTTCTTTTGTGGAATTCATCTCTTTGCTCAAAATACTTACAAGTTCTTGCACTTCTTGAAAACCACTCATATTGTATAGCTTCACCTACTTGTAAACCATAGTCTGTACTCGATTGAACCTCAAAAGGTACATTTTGTTGAGGAAAGCTTCTGTAGGTAATAGAAACACCTTCTGTTTTCTTTTTAATCATAATTAATTATTATATAGTCTTAGGTTTATAGTAATATCTTTAACTTCTTTCTGTTTCGGTTGATACATCTTTCTATTTACAGCTATTATAGCTAATCCAGAACTAATAGACGCATCATATTTAGTTCTATTATTAATATCAAATTTTCTCCAATCATCTAATGTAGCATTAAAAGGCATATTAGACGATACGTTTCCTTCTTCATCTTCTCCAACATATTTCTCTATGTAAGATTCTATAGCAGAAGCGTGCATTTGTTTAACATCTTCAGATGAGTTAGGAATACCTCCTAATTCTTTTTCTGTAGGTGACAATCTATTCTCCGCTTTATCTGGTCTTGTAATTGAAAAACCTCTATATCCTCTGTTCTTAAAGTGATACAAAAGTCTTTGCTTATTATTCTCTACTAATATAGGCATACCATAAAATACACAAGCCATTAACACATCTTCAAAAAACATCTCAGCTGTTCTTGGTCTAGATACATACTCTAGGAAGAATGTATTATTTGGAGCATCTGAAAAAGATAACCCTGTTAATCCGTGTAAAGCTCCCTTAGATCCCCTACTGCTTTCTTCACTATAAGAACCGTCTTTCTTAACTCCATCAACTGTAGTAGAGATGTCATAAGGGTCACAACCAAAAGCACCTATATCTCCATTTAAAGGAGACCTTGATGAATCCCCATTTATGGTTTTCCATTCAAATTTATTCCTCATATTCTCTTTAGGAATCCAAGAAACTAAAAACCTACCTTTTTCATTAGGATACCATTCAACTATTGTATCTTGTATTCCATCCTTCCACTGAAAGTTACCTCTAACTAGTGACCTATCTATTTCGTGTTCTTCGTTAATTTTAATCTGAGATAATATTTTTTCAACATTAAATGTAGATTGTAACATTTCATCTCTAAATGCCTCATCAATTGTCATAGGAAATGCTCTAAGCTCTTCATTGTAAGCAATATCACTTTCCTTTTTTTTACTACTTCTTTTAGCCTCTAAAAATTGAATTGAACCAATTGTAATCCGAATTCCTTGAGCGTTTTCAAATCCACTTCCTTTCTCAACTAATTCGTGACATACACCATACTTATCGGTATATTCCTCCATATTTTTATGTGCAGGTAAAAAGTATGTGTATAATCCTGAAGGTGTACGACCTGTAATCTTGTTTCTCTTATTTATTAAAGATGATTTATATAATTTAAAGTATTCTTCACCACCATCTTTCATAGCTGCAACAGTAGAACCTACAAATGCCTTACCTACGATTCTACCTCCTGTATCAAAAGTAGGTGATACTTGACCCCAGTGCTTTTCAAAGTTTGCAGGTTTTGTCCATTTTGAAGCCTCATCAGCTAAATATCTAAACATCTTTTGACCATCATAAGAATCATTCTTTGTAGGTAAAAAGTCGGTTAATGTATTAAGGTAATCATCTGTATTTGTATCCTTTTTCTTCTTTCCTGTTTTAGTTCTGTCTGATGGTTTTGCAAACTCTAAGAATTTCTTTGAATCTTCAACACCCTTAACAATAGGTTTAAAAAAGAAAGGTAAATTTAAAAAACCATAACTAAGTTTTGAAAATGCTTTTTCAGCGTCATCATTTGACTTAGATGTTATACCAAGCCTTGCGTTTGCCACAGAAGTTGCATCATTCAATAACTGACATATAATTTGATAAGTATATCCTGTACGTCTTGACTTTACGAATAATTGACCAAGACACCTATTATCTACAATACAAGCTTGTGTAAAGTAAAACATATCCCTTTGAGCGTATCTGAAATCCATATACCCTCCAGAGTCTTCCATTTTAATCCATTGTAATGCAAAGTAGTGAGTTCCTGTTAAGTATTCAGGCTTACCATTATTCATAAACCAAATACCTTCTCTTCTTCTCCTAAACTCCTCTATAATATATTCTGTATATGCTTCTGCTGTGTCTTGAGATAAACCACTAGGTTCATCTATTCTTCTCCAATATTGGTCCTCTTTTTTAAGATTACTAAATAATATTTCTTTTTTTGGAGGAACTATAGGAAGAAAAACACTAAGGTCTCCAACTTTAATCAATTCACCTTTTGAACCTTTAGGGTCTAATATAACAGCATCATTCTCTTTATCATACCATTCTTTATAGTAATCCTTTGCAGGTAGAAATTCACCTGAAGCAAATTTCTCTGGATAACCTCTTTTAAATTCATTCTCCTTTAAATTAATGTTATCTGCATCTAACTGCATTCTTAATTCTATTAGAGCTGAATCTATCTCTATAATAGCTTGATGAATTGATGGTTTTACTGAAATAGCAAGGTGATGTTTAGAAGGGTCTAACTCATCATAATCAATCTTAGTTCTTAAAGCGTTTCTAAGCACTTCTAAGGCAATATCTCCAGCCTTAATCAATCTCTTTACATATTTCTTTAAAGTAGCCTCATTTGGAGCGTTATTGCTGTTTTGCCATCTAAGAAGTAATTCCTTACCATACTTAAATGAATCTACCTTAGCCTTTACGATTGTTTTAACTTTATCTGCATCAATTAAAGACATATCAGTTTCGTACTCCAATCCTTCGATTACAGTGTCTACGGCTATCTCTATATCTTTACTTAATCCCTTCATAAACTAAATAATATTCTATTTTGATTCATCATATAAAGTTTTTCTCCAAAAATATTAAACTCATATTCAGAGTCTTCCTTCATTCCAACCTTGCTTCCTATAGCAAAGTCAATCATATCCTTATTCTTATACCTTAAAAAACCAAATTGTTTCTCTTCTATTAATCCTTGCCACTTGTCTTCAACATAAGATTGCTCTACAAAACAAAATGGAGGTAAAGCTATTTTAGATTTATCTTTTTTTATAACCATATAAGCTAAAGGAAGTTCAACATAAAACAAATCATCTTCTATATGATACTTACTCTCTAATGGAATACCTCTATTGTTATACTGAATTCTAAATGTATTGTGGTGTACTACAATCGTATCTCCAACCTCTACATCTCCTTCATATCCTATAGGCGTTGAAACAACTTCAGCTAACCTTTGAGTAAAATTATGGTCTTCAACAGATGTATTCAATACAAGACCACTATTAGTCAAGTTAGAGTACCTCTTAGAATCAAGAGGTCTTACAATAAAATAATGAGGACTCTTCATAAAAATTACAAATCAGTTTCGAATTCAATGTGTACAACGGAGTCTACATTAAAAGACTTCCATATCATTTTTACTTCGCTATCTGCTTCTCTTACATAGATGTCAAAGAACTTTCCTTCTCTTATAATATCTGAAACAATTTTTGCACCACCAAATACTTTGCTTCCTACTTGATAGTGCATTACATTGTCTTTATCTATCTTAATTGTTATTTTTCTTATTAAACTCATATTAAATTAAATTAAATTAAAGTGCAAAGATAACTAAAATATAGGTATCCCTAATCCTATTGATAAATAAGGA